ATGGAAAAGAAGAAGTGGTTTGTTTCTTACGTGATCAAGCCAAAAGGTGAAAATCATGTTACGACTCACGCCTTTATTGAGGGTGACGATGTCGAGGAGGCGCTGGAAACCTTTATGTTCGAAACCAAAAAAAGTCTGTCGCTGGAAACCGAAGAGCTGATACTGCTGTCAGTGAGTCTGGTATAACGTCAATTCAACCTCGCCATCGCGGGGTTGTTTGCCCTGTGAGAGGGTCATTTTATTAATGCTTTCCCTGGTGTGGCACTCAGTTACTGATTGGGATAAGGCCAGGCATGATCCACGCCTGTTGATGACAGTAACCCTGTCAAAATCAGATATGCCAGTATCAGAACAAAGAGCACAATCGCTGTTATTTCAATGGATTTAAGTAAGTGATGCTTCGCCATAAATAACCCTCCTTCACGTGTGTGTAATAACCTTTCACCCCATAAACTATAATGTTACCGGTAAAGTTCAAGTCAAAATCACATCATGAAACATAAAGACTGGCTTATTAATGGTTAGAAGGATTGTGCTCTGAAGGGCTCAGAGAGATCTTAACGATATTAAAAAGCCCGCAGGATGCGGGCCTTTGCAGGAGTCAGATGAACTTTAATCAGCAGAGTGACCGGTGAAGTCGATTACCATCCTGCCACGGATTTTGCCCTGCACCATCTCATCAAAGATGTCATTGACCTCACCAATCTTCCTTTTGGTCACTTTAGGCACGACTTTCCCTTCTGCCGCAAACTGGAAGGCTTCTGCCAAATCGTTTCGCGTTCCGACCAGTGATCCCACCACCTGAATGCCATCAAGTACCAGACGGGGAATATTAAGACTCATCGCTTCCGGCGGCAGTCCGACAGCCACGACGCGCCCTCCTGCTCTCACCGCATCCACCGCCGAGTTAAAGGCCGCTTTAGCTACCGCCGTGACCACAGCAGCATGTGCTCCGCCGGTTTTCTCCTGAATAATGCGCGCTGCATCTTCGCTGGCCGAATTGACCACCAGATCGGCTCCCATCTCCTTCGCCAGTGCCAGCTGACCATCACTGACATCAACCGCGATCACTTTGGCGTTGAAGACATTTTTTGCATATTGCAGCGCGAGATTTCCCAGCCCGCCAAGACCATAAATGGCCAGCCATTGTCCCGGTTTAACTTCTGACACCTTAACCGCTTTATAGGTGGTGACACCGGCACAGGTGACGCTACTGGCAGCGTAAGGATCAAGTCCATCAGGGACTTTGACCGAGTAATCTGCAACGACAATGCACTCTTCAGCCATGCCGCCATCGGCTGTGAAACCGGCATTGATGACCGATCTGCAGAGGGTTTCGTTACCGGAGTTACAGTATTCGCAGTGACCGCAGCCCTTGAAAAACCAGGCGACGCTGGCCCGATCGCCAGGCTTGAGTGACGTCACATCCGGTGCGACTTCCTCAACGATACCGATCCCTTCATGACCCAGGGTCACACCCGTTTTATCGCCGAAATCACCGTTCTTCACATGCAAATCGGTATGGCATACACCACAGCATTCCATCCTGAGCCGGGCTTCACCGGTTTTGAGAGGACGCAGCGTCTTCTCAACAACTTCAACCTTGTGTTCACTATTAGCAATTGCCGCTTTCATAAACGTTACTCCTTTTGATTGAATCTCAAGAATATGCCATACGGGAATGATGGCAAGATTACAGATTAGCTTTGGGTGCGGGACAGAAAGAGTTGTTGCTGCCTTTGTGAGTGAAGTCAGTTTTGAGGTGCGTTGCTAAAGGGATTTTGCGTGTTAAAGCTTTGGAAATCATGAGTGACTTACTGGATGCGTGAAGCACGTTTATCGTGAAGAACCTTTTCAGACGGCGATTACCGGTTAAAAGGGGCGATAGCGCCCCTGTTCATCTAAATGCTTCGTATCAATTACTCAGCGGAGTCGCTCGGTTGCCAGCGGTGAATGCCACTGTCAGTTGCCGGTCCCCTGTGTTCAGTAGAATCATCCGAGGCTGGCGGTGGCCCCAGATGCTGGGCTGCACTATACGTCGCTGGCGGTGGCCCCAGATGCTGAGAAGCGTTATTTTCTGATGCGGCTGGTCCGGCATGGTGGCTCCAGCCATTATCATTTTGCTGGTCCTGATAAGACGCATGGTGATGATGCCATTCAGATGATGGGCCGCGATGGTATCCTCCCTCTGCCATCACACAACCAGACATGGATGCACTCGCTAACGCTACGAGCGCACAAGGAATAACTTTTTTTAAGAACATAATAAACCCTGGTTAAAAATCACCGGGGCAGGTTACGACGTGGTTTTTATACGTTAAATAAACGTGGAGGACCGTTCGGGGAAGATGTTTAGATATATTGATTGAGATCAATTTTGAGGAGAAGCGTCCGGAAAGCCTCTGTTCTGCTGGCAGTAAAATGGGGGGTATCATGAGTATTAAGGGGACCCAAAGTAAGAATAACAGAGCAGTTATTAAGATGATTTACATATCAAAAAATAAGAAATAGCGCGAGCCTGATTCAATCATATCTCAGACAGGACTTAACCAGAGAAACCAGATTATATAATCGCTAAATGGCAGCCAACCTCACTAAGGAGATCATTTTTTTCGTCACACTTCACACTTTAACGCTATCGATTAAATCAGGATCACGAAGATCTCTTAACAAACCTAATACCATCGATTGTATTTAATATACACATAAGAAACAACCATCACCCATATTATGCTAATAATCGCCGCATGTTCAGGAATAAATCGAATGAAAATATAAACTCCTGCAACAATCAAAACAGCAGGAATTAAATAGATAAATGATTGCATGAGCCATAAAAATACACGCTTCACTTATTCAACCTCTCATTTATAGCATCTGATTTTTATTCGTTGTAAACACTGCATCTACGTGAAATAGTGTCATGATCATTTTAATATCCAATAAGCATATAGAATGTCAGAAGAAACATCCAATCAGACAGGACGAGATGTTATAACGCGCATGGCGTAGCCATTTTCCTGCCGCAACGGGCTGGCTATGCGTAACTGATGTTAGCTTTAGCTTGTGGGGAAAATAAAATCTAAATCATGAATGAACAACCCGAAGACATTCAGCGCCCGCGCGGGTAAAACCCGCTCCTGGAATGCGCCGTCAGTGGGTAAGCAGGTGCTTGAACTGTGCCTCGGTGGTGAACTTGATACCGGCTTTGTGATGCCGGGAATTTTCTCTTATGACAATCCGGCTCCGTCTGCCTGGGCCGATGCGCTGGTCATTTCCTGACGATGCGGTGATCGAATACGAGCCGGAAACCGGCGCACTGACCGCAACCGGCATACAGACGGCAACCATCAAAGCGACGGTAAAATCCTGTTCGACTCGCCAGAAGTGGAATGCGCAACGCTGCTCAAAACTGCGCAGCTGGAAGTCAAAAAGGGCGGCACGATGAAAGCCAACATTAGCGTGCCGGACCATCGCGGTGAAACGGCTTACCCGATTTCAGGCGGCGCGCCGGTGAAAATCACGGTACTGGGCGACAATCCGGCGGACACCATAACGCATTCTCCGGCAACCGCGTTTGATAAGTGGGACGGTGAAAAGTGGCTAACCGACAGCGATGCGCAGCAGCAGCTACTGCTTGACGCAGCGGCCAGCGAAAAGTCAGCGGGCGTGAGTGAGGTCAACGGAATTACTCAGGCATGGCAGACGCAGCTGCTGCCCGGCATCATTACTGATGCGGATAAAGCCACGCTGACCACCTGAATGAAGTACGTGCAGGCGGTACAGGCTGCAGATATCACAAATGCGCCAGCTATCAGCTGGCCGAAAACGCCTGAATAGAAAATTCGTTTTACGCCCGTAGCTTTCTATTAAAATTTTCAATGGCAGAATGTTTAATTCTGCCATTGAATCATTTCATCAAGTCGATTCAGAATGTCGGGGAAATAGCTTTCATCAAGGCCAAAGCTGCCTTTAACCTGGACGCTGTCGGCATGTGGTTCCGGGCGAAGAATGAAATCAACAGTTACGCCATCAATACTTTTTTCATTGGTCAGTATCATGTCCAGTTGATGAATATCGCTCTGATAGTTAAACGACTTGATCTTTTGCAGATTAATAAGCGCCTGATGAAAAGCTGAGAATTCTTTTTTCAGCATTTTCAATTCTCCAACGGTGAACTCCGTTTTAAATGCCACTTTCAGGCCGCTTACCGAAAACTCCACCCAGGACTGTATCCAGTCCCAGTGATGGTTAACAGGATCGGCTTCGTTATCCACTACGCGTTCAAAGGGAGCGATTGCGAATGTAAACTCTTCATTCCTGATATCAAACATTGAAATTTCCTTGTCAGCTAATAAAAATATTTAAAATGAGATATTGTCCAGTCTGATTCCCTGACTATTACTTCAAATTTGTATTTCTGATGAACATATTCCCTTCGCTGCTTATCGTAGCGCAGTTTATAAATATCCGTTTCGTATCGGAACATTCCTTTTCCTTCACGAGGGTCTGGCATTCGCTTACCAAAACGAATAGCTCTTTCCTGAATCTGCAAAGGTACATACCGACTGGGTTCAAGCATATGTTTTGCTGCTGTTTCGGTCATTTTCAAATTGCGCGCATGCAGCCCGATTTTAAGCCGCCCTCGCAAAAGAGATATGGTCCCTTGACTGATTCTGGCTGTAACAGCCGCGCGCGCGCCTGCTGTAAGCGCCTCATTTTGTGAAGACTGTGATGCCCCAATTCCTGAAAAGCGCAGGCGCGCGTATCTGGGTGTGACTCGCTGCGTTTCCTGCCAGGAAATTGAGGAACATCGCAGTAAACACCGGCAGGGTAATTCCTGATGCATGAGGAATTTGCTTACCCGTGGAATGCTCCACGGGAAGCCATCGCCAGCCCCTATCCCACCTATGAGGAAATGCACAGCCGCACTCAGATGATTGCGGCTTTAGTGCGTGCGCAGGAGTTGCTCGTTATGCAGCCTGCTCTGATACAACTCGACGTTAAACGCCGCGTCAGTGATCTGGAAAAGACACAGGGAACAGCCCGCGCCAATGCGTACTTAACAAAGACATTTGTTGAGCGCACATTGCCACGCGTTGAAACCGTTAACGCTAAATATCGTGTCGGCGTAATGAAGGGGTGCACATTAAATTTACTCGGGGGTAACGCAACTGAGCGTGACAACACGGCTCTAGCAGGTGGTCAGCTTTTCAATCTAATGCGCCGCTTTAACCGACTGCCTGACATGGCGCGTGCCGACGTCGATCTACTGGCAGGGGATGTCGCTAATTTCATCCTCGCCGAGCTGGTACAGGCTCACGCGCAGTCCAGCGACGAGTCAGATTACAAATACACGCACCGCGTTTACATGACTGCCGCCACCATCACCCGCGAGCTGAGCCAGACGCCGCCATTGTGGGATAAAGTCACGTCGCGGCTGTTTGACCCGGAGGAAGTTACCCCGGCGATCATGCGTATGCAGACGGAAAAATGGTGGAAAGGCCGACTGCGCCGCGTGGCCGCATCATGGCGTGAGCATCTTCAGATTGCCCTGGCTAACGTCAGCAAAAAACACACCCCCTACGCCAGCAGCATGACCGTTTCAGAGTGGCGCGAGCAGAAGCGCCGCACCCGTGAATTTCTGAAGGGAATGGAGCTGGAAGACGAAGAAGGCAACCGCATCAGCCTGATTGAGAAATATGACGGCAGCGTGGCCAACCCGGCGATCCGCCGCTGCGAGCTGATGACCCGTATTCGTGGCTTTGAAAACATCTGCAATGAAATGGGCTTTATCGGCGAGTTCTACACGCTGACTGCCCCGGCGCGCTATCACGCCACGATTAAAACCGGGCATCGTAACCGTAAAATGGAACGGTTCCAGCCCGGCCGACACCCAGCGTTATCTCTGCAGTGTCTGGCAGAAAATTCGCGCCAAGCTGCACCGCGAAGAAATCCGCATCTTCGGGATCCGCGTTGCTGAGCCTCATCATGATGCGACTCCGCACTAGCACATGCTCATGTTTATGCGTCCGGAGCAGGCTGAACGCGTGCGCGAGATTATGCGCGACTACGCCTGGCAGCAAGACGGCAGCGAGCTGACAACCGACAAAGCCCGTAAGGCCCGCTTTCACGCCGAGGCTATCGACCCGGAGAAAGGTAGCGCGACGGGTTACGTTGCTAAATACATTTCCAAGAATATCGACGGCTACGCGCTAGACGGCGAGACGGACGCCGAAAGCGGCAAAGACCTTAAGGAAACTGCCTCGGCCGTTTCTGCCTGGGCGGCACGCTGGCACATCCGGCAATTTCAGTTTGTGGGCGGTGCGCCGGTCACGGTTTACCGCGAACTGCGCCGCATGGCAGACAGCGAAACCGCGCACGGCCTGAGCGTTGAGTTTGCGGCCGCGCATGACGCCGCCGACGCAGGAGACTGGGCCGGATACGTTAACGCGCAGGGTGGCCCATTTGTGCGCCGCGACGAGCTGGCTGTGCGCACCTGGTATCAGGCAAGCGAAGACATGAATGAGTACGGAGAGGAAACTGTGCGTATCAAGGGTGTTTACGCAACTGAAGTTGGCAACGATACGCCAATTTTAACCCGTCTGATGCAATGGAGGATTGTCCCGAAACGTGCCGTTGATTTGGATTTTGAATTTAAGGACGCGCCTGCGTCCTCTCGGAGTTCTGTCAATAACTGTACGGAGCCGACAGGCTCTGAAGCCGCTATCGATTTCACAAAGCCCCCTACTCGCGCCGAGCGAAGAAGGATTCTTAAGCGATTAAGAGAAAAGCCAGCGCAGGAGCAACCTGAGCCGGACAAATATCACTCTGAACGGAGTCATTGCGCAGAACGTGAGGCGTTGAAAAAGAGTTTCTTTGAGATCTCCAGGTTAACACTGTCCGACGGTGAAGCTGTGCGCATGATGAAAGGCCACACAATCAAGATTGGAGAGCTTTCTTATTGGAGCGGAACAAGCGGCTATCTGTTCCATAGACGTCGCATAAATGCCGCCCCATTAAAGCGCTTCAATGCACTAGCGAGAAAAAGAGGCATACAGTTGCCTGATTAATAAAACGGCAGTCGGACTAATCTGAGCCGCACGATTGTTTACGATTTTAGTTCATCATGACACTGTTTACACATACAGTACATTTTGACTAAAAGGAGTTAATCATTTGATGAAAATAGATAATCTAAGTGAAACGGTTGCACGCATTCAGTTCATTGCTGACGTATCGCTGATCGCACATTGCAAAGAAGATGAATTAAAAATGGCACTGTCGATGATTAGCGACATGGCAGGGACAATCGACACAGCTATTTTCGAAGCCGCTATTTACTGCCAGGCAGAATGATTAATTGCCCCTTCCCTACCGTTCACTAGCCACCTTTAAGGTGGCTTTTTGCTTCTGCATCAAAGTGCATATGCTTGCATTAATCCGCATGATCCAAAGTGGATCGCTAAGCGTCTGTAAGACCAGAGCTGGCGCGCTCAGAGGTTGTACATGCAAATGCATGAAAAGCGATACATAAAGCGGGCAGGCGTGGCGGGGATAGCATTGCGCGCGAGGGGTACAAACATGCATGCGGAGGCTGCGCCAGGGGCACGGAGGGGCACGCAATGGTTTGATGAGATTGAACTGGTGAAGAGGATTTGAGCCTCGCAAATCGGGCCTGAGAGCGGCAGATGAGGTATGGCACTGATCGGAATTAATATGATAAATTTTTGACCAATACGGTTAACCATGTAAGGGAATAATATGGATACAACTGAGCAGTTAAACGGGACTTACTTCTATGGCGGGCTTACCAACCTTTCCCCGGCAGAGCTTTATTTCTGGATTATGATTGATGTGACCGCTGAGCATTTTAGCGGTGCAAAGGATATCATAGCCATAGCTGCAATTTACTCGGGACAGAATACGATTGACGTGTCAGGAAAGTTAAAGGGTGCCTGGAAAGGTACCTCTTATGCCTCGGTGTATTCTCGCAAGCTGTTGCGCGATTACCGTCTCCCGTTCAGGTTGCCTACGTGGATACAAAACCCTAAAAAACCATTCCAAATTAAAATGTTGATGACCCATAAATTGGGTACTTTCGTCGGTCGCACAATACCGGTTTTAGGATGGGTAATTATGGCCGCTGATGTGGCGGAGATAGGCTGGAAAACTACGGTAAAATACAACCTTATTGCCCATAAGGACGACAGAATATGGTAAGTGAGGATATAGAGAAGGCAGTATTTGCGCTGGTTGAAGATTATAACGGCAGAAGCTTGTTTACATTAAAACGTTACAAGCTTGAGCTGGACACTGATCTGAACAACGACTTTCGCATGGATCCCATCGACGCTTATGAATTACTTGAGCGGTATGCTGACAGTTTTGGCATTGACCCCGGCACCATCTCTTTTAACGACTATTTCCCGGAAGATTTCACCGCACCGCATGATCCGCTTACTCTCCGTTTGTTGGTTGAGTCTGCACAGGCCGGGCGCTGGTTGGGTAAATAACTAACGCCTGCACAGGCAGGCGTTACATCTTCAGTTTGTTGCCGCTTCCAGCGAATAAGGGCGGAAGGCGATCACCTCTTCGCCCAGCCAGTTATTGATTTCCTTCAGACGTTCCTGCAGCGGTGTCAGTTTGTTACGCACAAACACCTATGCCGCTTTCACCGCATCACCGAATCCGCCGGAGTTGTCCGGGATAATCCCCATCATCTGCGGCGGCACGCGGTGTGCGCTTAGCAGGTCGTCGCGGCTGGCCTTCTTGATGTTAAAGAAATCGTCCTTCGTCGCTACCTCGCTGAGCGGCAGAATCTTGATCCCGTCCGGCTTACCGTTCGGCGCGTACATAAACAGGTTGCGGAAGTTGCCGATCCCTTTCGTGTCGCGCATAGCCTGGCACATCCGGTCAACGTCGCTGCTGCTCTGCGCCGCGTCGGTCATATACAGGATGTAACCGGCGTGCGCGCCGTTCTGGTAATACTTGCGGCGGAACAGGGTCGCCGCCTCATTCAGCCAGGCGGAATTAAGCGCGCTGAGGTATTCCGGCAGGCCGTAAAGTTCCTGATTAATATCCGGCTCCAGCAGGTGAAACACGCTGCCGGCTGAAAACTCATGCAGCTCTTTCCAGTCATTCACAAACCAGTAAACACCATCCTTCACGCCTCTGCGGGTGAATTTAGCTGGGGTGGTCTCAAGGCGGAGCGGCTTACCCAGACCATTGCGGCGCAGCTCGGCAAAGGCGTTACCGAAGACCAGATAATCCAGCGCAAACTTGCTGAACTCCTGCTGGCTCATCATCGGATGCGGGATAAAGGTCGAGGCCAGAATGTTGCGCTTTACGTAAATCGGCGAGCTGTGATGCACGGCCGAGCGCAGGCTCTTAGCCAGCCCGTTAAAGCTGACCGGCGGCTCAAACCAGCGCCCGTTACCGATGCACTCGGCATAATCCAGAATGTCGCGCTTATCCATGACCGGCGTCGGATCGCCAAAGGTAAACGCCTCGGCGTGCTGCTGGGGTGCGGTTGGCTGTACAGGCTGCGCGGTGGCGGTGTGAGCCTTGCGGCCTCTGCGTTTGCTCATCAGTAAAATTCCAGAATTGAGGGATTAGCGCCGCCGCTGGCTGCGGTAGCCTTCTCCTGCGCGTCAGCAATCTTCTGGCTAAGAGCGGCGTCAGCCTTGGTATAAGCTTCCTTATCAACAAGCTTTTTGTCGTAATTTGCCTTCAGTTGATTGCGTTGAACCTGAAGTTTTTCCACCTCAGATTGTCCTGCGCTGATTATGGCCTGCGCTGAGTTTTGTGCGGTTTTAGCCGCGAGGTTTCTTATATATTCAGGGGATTCACCGCCCGCAGATTGTCCTGATGTTGCTGACTGAACCTCTTTTGCTGTCTGCTTAGAGAGATTCAATATCCTCTGCTCACCCTTGAGCCGATCAACCGTTGCTTGGGCTTGCTTCGTTGCCCAATCTACGCCTGATTTTTTCGCCAAGCTAAGTGAGTTTTCAGCAGTCTTTAAATCATCTGCATTTTTTATTAGTTTCTAGTCTATCTGGTCAATCGCAGATGCGTTGCCGGTAACTAAGTTTATCGTTAGCGCGGCACCATCCAACAGCTTGGCAAAATACTTCGTAGCTCCAATTCTCTGGTCTATTTGCGCCGCAGCCATGCCAAGGCTGTTAACTAGAGCGTTGCTGGCCTGCGCCACTGTGCGAGGCATATCCTCAAATTTTGAGTTGATGTTATCTGTTTGGTTATAAATGGCATCCAGAACCGACCCAATATCCAGCTTTCCTGCAAGCATTAACTGCCTGAGTTGGTCAAACGGGATGCCCATACCTTCCGCAATTTGTCGGCCAAGTTCTGGCATTTGCTCGATTATTGAGTTGAATTCCTCTGCCTGAACACGTCCGGAAGCCATTGACTGCATGAATTGGCGCAAGGCATTGTTCATCTCCTCCTGAGAAGAGCCGCCAATTGTACCTATCTTCTGAAGGGTGCTAACAAGTCGCTGAACATCACCAGACGTTGCACCAACGCTTTTTAAAGTTGCGCTCATCTGCGTGAATAGATTTACAGTTTCTTTAAGGTCAGATCCATTCTGTGCAGAGATAGCAAGTAGAGCGCGAAAGTTCGCTTCTCCTTCCGCGGCGCTTTTTGATGCCATTGTCACGCGGGTAGCAAGAAGTTCAAACTGCTGAGCGGTCTCAACAATTTTCATTGCCGCCTGTACCGTAATGTATGCTTTCACAGCAGATGCCAGACTGGTAAACCCACCGCCTAAGCTGTCGGTTTTTTTCTCTAACCTGTCCAAGCTATTGCCTGCTTTGTCGGCAGTTCCACTCATCTTATCTAATCGATTGTTAACCTCACGCTGCGCCTCAATAAGCTTTGCAACTTCAAGCTCTACCTCATAGACGATATTTCCAAGCTGTTTCTCGCTAGCCATAGGATCTCCGGGCAATAAAAAACCCGCCGAAGCGGGTTCATGTCTTATTCTTGTGTGTCATTGAATGTCTTTACCGCAAAATCGGCAGAGTATGGCCTCTTTTTTTATTTCTTCTGCACAGAATGGGCACTTCTTAGTCTCCGAGGAGCTATTTTTCATCGCATTCATTGGGTGCAAAGATGGAGAGTGCTTGCCGTGTTCAGGGTTTGTAAATGACCAAACCAATGCAACAACCCACCCAAGACCAGTCCATCCTAGAACTACCGTAAGCACCCATATAGCAGTTGAGTTTTTGTGGCCCCTGCCGCTTGCGATAATTCCAGGCAAAAGATAAAAAATTAAACCCAGAATAAAAACTATCATCTCTCCCATCAACCCGCCCATCCTTCAAATTTACGCTTAGATTCAATCCGTTCTAGTGTATCAAAATCCTTTAAACGGCGCAGGATGATAGCGTACTGCCGATAGCCATGATGCGCAGGGGCCGAAAAGACACCATTAGAATACATATGAGGGTTTTGCTTCATTGCCTGTATCGTAAGGGGCGCAAGAGCAATTTGCTGCTCGCAAAGGGCGATCGCCTTCTTCAGATGCTCTGGTTCAGAGCGAAGCTTGTAATGTTTTATGATCTGCTCTTGCAGGCTGAAGTGGGCTTGCAATATCTGCTCGCTGCTAAGGTGGCGAAGGCCATCAAGCCATTCTTCTTCAGTCATGTCCCTATCCCCAGAGGTAAGTATGGCAATCCTAAAGCGGAACTGATGCAATGGGAAGCGAGAAACCTGCAGTTAAGCGGGTTAAGGGCTTTTGCGCGACTTAGTGATAAAGGTGACGATCTGTGAGGATAAACTCTCACGAACTTTTGCTGTTGTCTGGTCTCTGATTTTTGTAATCGCTTCTTTTTGCTGAGAACCTAAACCAGACCACTGTGCTTGGTCAGGACCAATTGAGTCATGGTACTCAGAGAGTTCAGTACTACATTTATTAAAAGATTCATCAGTGACGATGTCAGCTGATTTGGTAGTTTTGATTTGGCTGTCTGCATATTGGGTTACGCAGTCGCTTAAGTTTTTTGCAGCACTCTCTAAATCAGCATACGCCATGGAACACATCAGAAATCCCATCACAACTAAAGCTAATTTCATGTCCCTATCCCCAATGTTATCTGTCTGATGAATCCTAGCCGGGTTGGGATGCAATAGGAAGTAATACAACTATTTGGTAGCCGCGGTCTCTTTGACGTTTCTTTCATGCTCATTGCGTAAGAAAGTCACCATGCCAATTCTTGGGTTAATGTCTTTAGTGCAGGTTTTGAGATTACTTGATATGTTCTCAAGCTCCCCCCCTCTGATGGTGTTGATGTCACGATCTAACAGTGACATGACGCTGTTAGAAGCATCTTCCTGACAATTCACCATCTGCTTTAGAAACATTCCTTCCTTCAACTGCAGACCTGACATTGTTAAGGGAATGCCAAAAATCATGCTCACTCCAACTATGACTAACTTTGCTTTGCTGACCATCATCCACTCCTCCTATAGACTGCTACCGATGTCGATATCGGCAAATAGGAAATGAACTTCATCGTTATTACAGTTATTTACGGTATTGCAAAGACTATGAGCAAGAAGCCCGCCGGAGCGGGTCAACTGAATTTAATGATTTTTTTTATCTTATAGTGATAGGAATGGAAGGTTTAACCCTATGCCCAAGCGTATAAGTATATACTTGTTTTCCTTCAGATCTTGCGAACTTAATAATTGGCGCAAAATCTGAATCACCAGTTACTAAGCAAAAGATGTCTGCTTGGTTTTTGAGTGTCATTGAAGAAATATCCAATGCAATCCTCATGTCTACGCCTTTTTGCTGCAAGTTTGGCGAGACATCTTGGGCGGTAATTGTAGCATTTCCATTGGCGCCGGCCTGTAATGCTCGATCTGCGACTTTCCACCCGCGAAAATTCAACTCCCCCAAGCGAACAGCAAAAGAAGCAGGCGCTTATTAAGCACATTGAGTATGATTGAGATATGCTGCGAAACATGACGCTGACACAGTGCGATCAATGTGAATGTTAATATGCTGAACACTCCATCGAGGTTCGGATGATTGCACTCATTACCCTGACCGCTCCGCCAGTTAAGTTGCTTTAAGGTATGTGACGAAGAACAAATCTAATGATAAAGTTTTTATGAGAATATAGAGTTATTAACTTGATAACACAAATGAGGTGATTTTTTATGACGCAATCAATTAATGAGAGTAAAAATCCGCCCCCTCAAATAAGACAAGACAGTAAAAATCCTCCCCAGCCAAAGGTATCCGTAAGGCCAGCACCGCCACCAATGCCCCCTAAAGCAGAAAAAAAATGAGGCGTAAACTGATATAATGGAAGCTGTGAGCGGAGACCTCTTCAAGATTTTGATGTTACTGTTGCCTGGTTTTTTGACTGCGTGGATTTTCCACGCCTTCACCGCATACCCAAAGCCTTCTCAGTTCGAGAGAGTTATACAGGCGTTAATTTTCACTGTCTTCGTTCAGGCATCAATACACCTTGTCAAACCTGTGGCGCTTTGGATTGGAGGTTTTCACAGCTTTGGAAGTTGGGATTCAACTACTACTACATTCTGGTCGTATGTTAATGCATTCGTTCTTGGAATAGCATTTAGCTCATTAGCAAATAATGATAAATTCCATGCACTTATGCGATTATGTAAAGTGACTAAACAAACTTCTTACCACTGCGAGTGGTTCGGAACTTTCAATTCGAACATAACGCATGTGATACTCCATCTAACAGATGACAGAAGAATCTTTGGATGGCCAGAAGAATGGCCAGCAGATCCCGAGAAAGGTCAGTTTCTACTTCGAAATCCTTCCTGGGTGACTGAAAGCGGCTATGTAGATATGCCAACAGTTAAGTTCATAATGTTCAAGGCATCGGACATTAAATGGGTTGAATTTATGCAAGATAATCCTGAGGTAATATATGTCGAGAAAGATTCCGAATCCTCCTCCGTACAACATACCTAGCCCAGATGGTTCAAGAGGAGGTAAAAACCCCCCGCCTCCAACTACTTATCAAAGGCCAGCAGCGCCCCCTTCGCCACCGCCTGGAAAGAAGAGTTAAAAAACCCTGCTTAGCGGGGGTGTTTGTTGCCAATTCTATAAGCGCTGGCTAAATTACTGTTTATGTAAACAGCTGTTTGTGCAAAAGATGGGGAAGTACCAGTGCGGCACAGACCCGGTTTACCAGAAGGAGGAAGAAAAATAGCCTATAAGCCCAGAACATGCCCCTTCTGCAATTTCTGGGGGCCGAACAAAAACCCTGGCGGAAAATGGTCCTGCGGTATGTGCGGACTCGAATGGAAGCCAGAGCAGGATAAACGCGACAAAGACAAACAATGAAACCTCGCCCAAGCGGGGTTTTTTATTGCCTGCGCAGCTAAACTTTTATCTTGAAAGGTAGATGAAGTTTCCACGGGGATCGGACCCGGTTTATCAAAGGGAGGAAAAATGATGGGCTCAATTAAAACGCCTGATGATGGGATTGACGAGTGGTTCGAAAAGCAGCGCTTACTAGCTGAGCAAGTAAAGGTCAGTGATGGCTGTATCGTCGTAAGCGTCCACTACGACTACAACATCCCACTGGATGCTTGCGAAACCTATGAGCAAATAATTAAGTGGACATGGCAGCTAGCTGAAAAGAGTTGGGCATCAAAAGAAGTTATCATGATGTTTATTAAGGTAGCGTGCACGCATCATAAATTGCAGTATCGACTCTAGAAATAGTAAGCACATCGAACCTCGCCGCGGCGGGGTTTTTTATTGCCTGTAAAATGGAGATGACTATGAACTTTCCAGACCCAGCAGATGAAGCTGCACAGCTTGAGCAGCAGATGATTGAGATTGCCCTGGCTAACCGGCCAAAGCCTACAATGACCTTTACCGGCACATGCCACAATTGCGAGGAGTCAGTCGATAAAGGCTTTTTCTGTTGTCCAGAGTGCTGTGAGGATTTCCAGCGCATTGAGCGCGCTAAGCAGCACCGCAGGGTGGCGTGACGCCGGTAGCTGAGAATGCGCTAAGGGCCGTAGCGCGTAAGTGCAGGAGCGAAATCATCAAAGCCATAGACGGCAGGCCCAAGAAAGAACACGACCGCATCATCACTGCCATTCTCGACAAACACGCCAGATCAATCACCGCACTGCCGCCGAATACGTTTCCAGCAAAGCTGTGGCTGAGCTATTACGTGCGGCAGGTAGATAGGGAGATAAGACAATGAGAGGAATAAATGAATGAGCTGGCTCTTTTCGCAGGCGCTGGCGGAGGAATACTCGGCGGGCACCTCCTTGGATGGCGAACAGTTTGCGCCGTTGAGCGTGACGCATACGCAGCACAAGTTCTGGCGCAACGACAAAACGATGGAGTTCTCCGACCTTTCCCGATTTGGTCTGACGTGTGCAGTTTTGACGGAAAACCATGGAGAGGAATTGTTGATGTCATTTCTGGCGGGTTTCCCTGCCAGGACATTTCAGCGGCAGGCTCCGGAGCAGGAATATCAGGAGAGCGATCCGGACTTTGGAAGCAAATGGCAAGAATCGTCGATGAGGTTCGACCTCAATACGTGCTGCTGGAAAACTCACCTCTGCTTGTGGGAAGAGGACTTGCCGTGGTCCTTGGTGATATTGCCTCGCTGGGGCTCGATGCGGAATGGTGTTGTATTTCAGCATCAGAGTGCGGAGCGTCCCATAACCGCGACAGAATCTGGCTTGTTGCCTACCCCAAGGGCCAGCATGGGCGGGCATGGAATAGCATGGTGTCGGGCGAGGACTGGCGATCACAGGCACAACCTCGAGGATTATCTAGCCTGGCAGCACCTGGAGGCTGGCGGGGAAGAAACGCCTGGCCTGAACGCCTGCCCCGATTATGTCGAGTGGCTGATGATGTGGCCTATGGGGTGGACAGACTTAAAGCCCTTGGCAATGGGCAAGTTCCACGAGTGGCAGCAATTGCATTCCACATCCTGAGCAGCAAGACATGAACACCATCCGCGACATCTCCCCTGGCGAGTTCACTCTGTGGCTCGCCTTTTTTATTTGCATCGTGCTGGTCTGGAGCTGGTCGCTTAAGGAGTAGAAGTCGCTCCGAATGAAAACTTGCGTTAGTTTGCGAACAAGTTCTGTTAAAAAGTGCAGGAGAAATTATGGCTAAGCTAATGAACCTTCAGGAGTGGGCGTCGGCAACATATTCGCAGCCGCCCTCTTTATCCACCCTGCGCCGCTGGGTCAGGGAGGGCAGGATTTATCCGTGCCCGGAGCTTCACGGAAAAGAATACAAACTCGAACCGGATTCGGTGTACGTTGACCCGCGCAAGAAGATGATGAAGCGCAGGCCAGAATACGTAGCGCCACCGAAAAAGGGATCGCTGATGGAGAAACTGAAACATGTCGAACAGGCCAAAGCGGTACGACGCTAATCTGCCAAGGAACCTGACGTTTCGTAAAACGAAGCAGATTTACTCCTGGTGAAATCCTATGACCGGTCAGGAGATTTCACTGGGTAAGATACCCCGCAAGGACGCGGTTGCTCAGGCTATCGAAGCGAACAGCTACATTGAACAAAACTACCTACCATCCGCCCTTCTCGATCGGCTTAAAGAGACGCCTGATTTCACAGTGAGTAAATGGCTTGAGCGGTACGACGTCATCCTGGGGCGTCGCAACCTCAAGCCAAGCACCATGAAAATACGTAGCAACCAGTTGCTTACCATTCAGGTCGAGTTCGGTCGGCGGCCTATTACCGCGATCAGTACGCGTGATATTGCAGTTTTCCTTGAATCGTATGTCCAATGTGGAAAGCACAGCATGGCGGTTGCATTGCGATCGCTGCTGATGGATGTTTTCCGCGAGGCTGTTGTTGAAGGTATTATCGACAGGAATCTTGTAGAGCCAACCAGAACCCCATCACCTGAAGTCAGGCGCGAGCGCTTATCACTTGAGCAATTTCTAGCTATCCGCAAGGCTGCTGAAAGCATGGGAGATTGGCTGCAGAATGCGATGAACATCGGCCTGCTCACAGGGCAGCGCCGGGAGGATGTAACGCGTATGACCTTCAGCGCGATCAGAGATGGGCGGCTTTTTGTGACACAAAGCAAGACTGGCCATAAGCTGGCGATGCCACTGGATTTAGAGCTGAAAGAACTGGGAATATCACTGAAGGGGATCGTAGAGGAATGCCGGAAGGATAACCCATCGGATAACCTGATTTATTCTGCAGTCCGTCGGGGGGGCAGGAAGCCGGGACCGGTTTCACCAGATGCACTCACAGGTGCATTTGCAGAAGCGCGTGAAATAAGCGGAATTAAATTTGGCCCTAACCCTCCGACATTTCATGAAATCAGAAGTCTTGCCAGCCGACTGTATGAAGTGGAAAATGGAGAGGATTTTGCGCAAAGGTTACTCGGCCATAAAAATCTTTCTATGACTAAAAAGTATCTCGATTCACGCGGTCAGGAATATGTGATGGTATAGGTTGGATATAGTGATTTCGGGAGATTTCGTAACCACTGCAAAAAATACCATATAATTCATAGCACTAAAAAAAGACCGAATACGATTCCTATATTCGGTCCAGGGAAATGGCTCTCAAGGAGCCGTGCGCTAAAAGTTGGCATTTATGAAGGCGGTGTCGCCTTGCCATTTAAGATTAGAACAGCGCGGTGGAAATGCCAGCAAACGCGGGAATCAGGGCCATAAACTGGATCAGATTGTGATCGCAACGGCAAAATTTCGGAGAGTGGGCGCAGCGCGAGGCTGCACCCGAAAGGCCTATTTTCCGCACAGCGCCTGAGTGCGTTCGATAATCGGCTGCAGGCTCATCATCTGGCCCGGATGGGCTTTGTCTTCGGCCTGAATCACGCTGATCGGCTGGGCTTTCACCTGCTTGTTTTTAAACAGTGTGTCAGCGATGTCGTTCAGCGGGTATGTCATCAGCGTACTCGGATTGATGGCAAACATCGCACCATCTTTCTCGCAGGTCAGCATCACCTCTTCACGATTAAAGGGCCACTTATCTTTACCGATCTCAAAGCGGCTGACGGTAATGATTTGCGCCGCCAGCGCCTGGCCGCATACGGATAACAACAGGATTGCGGGAATCACTTTCTTCAGCAACAT